CTTCTGATTTGCTTCTAAATGCACCGGAGGTGTACAATATGTTACACGTACGGGTTACCACCGCGAAGGCTAACGGGTTGTCAGAGGCGGTGATCGAATCTGATCAACCACTCAAGCCAATGTTGGCGGTAATTAGAGAAGGGCACGCCGTAGACCGCGAGGCGATGGAGTTAGTGGAGCGAGTATTTGGAAAGGAGGTGAGGGACCTAGCTAGACACTATACTAGGTCGGGTGCTACATTGGGCTTGCTTTACGAGAGCCTGATGAAGTACGACCATTCAGACGTGGCCTGGTCTAGCCTGGATGATGGCGTGAAGTGTCGGTTACGGGTGGCCATGAATGCGGCCTATAAGGTGTTTGGAGTTAAGGGGCTGAAGCCTAAACCACTGAATGAAGTGGCGGTTGAGCCTTCTTCACCAGGCGCCTCATGGCGGTTATATGGCCGAACCGGTAAGAGGACCGATTTTCACGTCTATGCCGAGGGTCTAGCTCGTGCGGAGACAATTTTCCGTAGGGCAATGCGGCGTAAACAACCATTTTGCCAATTGGCGCCCTGTTTAGCCTATCTGCGGACACAATTGGCAAGGCGTGGCAGTCCGAAGGTAAGGTTAGTTTGGGGCTACCCCTTCGAAATTAATCTGATAGAGGGTAGTTTTGCTGAACCTTACCAGGAGGTGCTTCTTTCCCGTAATGCGCCAATACTTCCACGAACCAAACGTTGGATATCAATGGCGCTGGATCACGTAAAACGGAGCGGAACGCCAGTTGGATTAGATTGGTCACGATTTGATTCAACTGTTCCCAGGTTCCTAATCCGTTTTGCGTTCGGCATCATAAAGAAGGCGTACGGAGCCGAATATGAAGGAGTGCTTGAAATGTTGGAGCACTACTTCATCTTCACGCCGATAATGATGCCGGACGGTAGGACTTTCGTCAAGAGGACAGGCATACCATCGGGATCTAGATTCACAGCGCTCATAGGTTCGATTGTGAATTGGGTCCTGATCTATGCCATGACTAAGGGTGAGGCGCGTCAGCTCCACACTGTGGGAGATGATAGTCTCTTTGCCCTACCCTACACGGATCACAAGATCCGTAATATGCTTGACGAGTGGAAGGGCTTTGCGGCGGCCTTAGGAATGATCATCAACCCAGATAAGTCAGAGATTGGGCCGGATGTTAAGTTCCTGGGTCGTAGACAAAGATATGGCTCGACCTACCGAGATCCCGGGATACTTCTGCTCCATTTCATGTTACCCGAAATATCTGGGGACAAAATGGAGGAGAGGCTCTTGGGTTTATTATGGGATTCC